GATATAAAAAACGATCATGTTGCCGATTCGGAAGGCACCGCAGCTGAATCAGCTCGCCGCGGCAACGTTGATCAGGCTGTAACAACCATGAAAAATAGAAATTTGAACACCAGCTATGGTTGCGCTTACTATCCATGGGTACAAGTTAGAGATTCTCTCTCAAACGCCATTCTTTGGATGCCTCCTTCTGTTGTTGCTCTTGGAGTAATGTCCTTCAGTGAAGCGGAAAGAGCACTTTGGTTTGCTCCTGCTGGATTTACAAGAGGCGGGTTGACTATGGGAGCTTCTGGTCTTAATGTTGTAGGTGTTCGTCAACATCTTACTTCTCAAGATAGAGATAGACTTTATTCTGCAAACGTTAATCCAATTGCTTCATTCCCAGCGGAAGGAATTGTAATATTTGGCCAGAAAACGCTTCAGGTCACTCCATCAGCTTTGGACAGAATTAATGTTCGTCGATTGTTGATTCACACGAAGAAGCAAATTTCTAGAATCGCGGCATTGACATTGTTTGAGCAAAATGTGCGTTCAACTTGGAATAAGTTCAGTTCTCAAGTTGAAACTTTCCTTAATGATATTAAAGCCGGGTTTGGTCTTACAGATTTCAAAGTAGTACTTGATGAGTCTACGACAACGCCAGAGATGGTTGATAGAAATATTCTATATGCTAAGGTGTTTTTGAAGCCTGCAAGAGCTATTGAATTCATTGCTCTTGATTTCATTATTACCGATACTGGAGCTGCATTTGATGATTAAAAAAATTATTTTTTAAACATTTTACTACTTATATTATAGAGGGAGAATAATAAAAAAATGGCAGAAAAATTTTGGGCAAATAGTGCTTTAGAACCAAAAAGAAAACATAGATGGTTGTTGTACTTAGGTGGTACAGATATTCCTGCTTATGTTATAAAGACAGCAGGGAAGCCGGCATTTTCAGTTAACGCAGCAGAACATATGTTCTTTGGACATAAATTCTATTATCCTGGTGTTGTTACATGGGAGCCTATCGATATAACTCTAGTCGACCCGGTTGATCCTTTTGTGGGTAAAGAATTATACAGGACTTTAACTCGCGGCGGCTACAGAGAACCTTCAGTTACTGAAGACGGCGCCCCTTTTACCATGTCGAAAAGAGACTCAGTTGGTGCCTTGAACGGCCAGTTAAGAATACAACAACTTGGAGCTAATAACTCGGAAATTGAAACCTTTAAGCTCTGGAACCCATGGATACAAGCCATTAAGTTTGGAGATTTAGATTATACAAGTGATGATATGGTAGAAATTACCATAACAGTACAATACGATTATGCTACAATACATTAAAAAAGAGGTATAAATGTCAGCTAGAAATAATGAAGCGCGCCTCGGGGTCTCAAATCCCGACGCAGACGCACCCGTAGAACAACTAAACAAAACAGATGGTTTTTCCTTTGTGACCCCAACTGAATTTGTTGATTTACCAACTGGTGGTCTATTCTATCCGGAAGGCCACCCTTTACATAACCAGGATTCAATTGAAATTCGCTACATGACGGCGAAAGATGAAGATATATTAACTTCTCAGACTCTTTTGAAAAAAGGAGTTGCTATTGATCGTCTTCTACAGAATGTAATAGTTGATAAGACAATCAAAGTAGATGACTTATATGTTGGTGATAAAAATGCACTTGTGGTCGCTGCTAGGATCACGGGTTATGGAGAAGAATATGAGGTATCATTAGCGTGTCCTTCTTGCTCCGAAACAAATTCACACGCAGTTGATTTATCTGGTTTACAGGTGAACAAGCTTGAGAAAACTCTGTTAGAGGATTTAAACATTGAAAAGACACAGAACAATACATTTATTATCCATCTGCCACGTTCTGAAGTGAATGTTGAAGTCAAACTATTGACAGGAAGAGACGAAAAGAATTTCTTACTTTCAAGCGAGAGCAAAAAGAAACATAATTTACCAGAATCTGTTTTGACAGATCAAATGAAATTATTCATTATATCAGTCAACGGAGATGGGAAAAGGGAAACTGTTAGTTCTTTTGTAAATAATATGCTCGCATATGATTCAAGGTATTTAAGAAGAGTTTACGCAGAAATAACTCCAAATGTTAAAATGGAGTGCGACTTTGTTTGTCCGGGGTGTAATGCTACCTCAGTCATCGATGTCCCATTTACAACTGCGTTTTTTTGGCCTAAGTGAAAAATACATAGGACAGGTTTATGAAATGTTCTTCTTTTTGAAGTATCACGGTGGCTGGAGCTTCACCGAGGCATATAGTTTGCCTGTTAAAATACGAAATTGGTTTGCCAAGAGACTTTTAAAGCAACTTGAAAACGAACGTACTCAAATGGAAAAGGCTAACAAGCGTTAATTTATTCACAATTTCGTTTTAAAGAACTATTTATAATTATTAGTCGAGGAGCGCACCAATGGATCTTCAAGATAAAATATTAGATTTAAATGCTGCAAAAAATGGTCAACTAAATGAAGGAACATTATTACATTATGGCGCCCTCATTAAACATGCTTTAGAAAGGCTGTTTGCACCAGGATTTTTTGGCAACACTTTAAGAGTTCGTGGAGAACGCTCTCAAATTGAAGCATTCATGGGCGCACTCGGCTCAGAAAAAAAATATATGCAAACATATATGAAAAATGGTTTAAACAACCCATCGACTTTTGCTTCAAAACACGCTTTAGATAGCGCAGTAAGAAAGTTTGAGGTTTCATCTGGCTTAAAATGGCCATTTAAATAGGAGATAATTTAAGTGGCTCAAGAAACTGGAGAACAAAAACTAAAAAGACAGCTTGAAGAAGTTAAGCTTATGGAGCGGCTCACAAAAGCTACTATAGCCAACAAAGACGAGATGCGCAACGCCCTGGATACAATGCAGAAGAAGCTCAATGTCCAGAGATTAGCGGGCAAGCTTACCGAGGAACAGATTCAGCAATCGCAGACGGAAATTGATTTAAGAACTCAATTGATCGGGAAAACCGAAGAGCAACGAATCGCAATATTGAATGCCGTACAAGCTCAGAGAGAAGATCTTAAAGCCAGATTAGATCGCATTGTAGGGCTTGAAAAAGAAATAGATTTACTAAAGGACGGCGCCGGCGAATTTGATAATTGGGCCAATAAAGTTTCAAAACTAACTGGATTTGGTATGAAATTTACTCAAACGTGGTCTGGCGGACTTTTCAACATAGGGACAAAATTAAAGAAGGTTCAGAAAGATTTTGAGTTGTTGCTGGCAAAAGGAGAGAAAAAAGGCCCGATCATTGAGAAGTATATGAAGAACCTCGGTGATTATATGGCGGGCTTTGCGGTTGAATGGGTGGAAGACATTATCAAACAACAAGATCAGCTGGTGGCCGGTTTTCATAAATCTACACAAGCTAGCGACGAAATGTCAAGTTCGGTACTGGAAGCTAGCGAAGCTTTAAGACAACAAGGGCTTGGCATGGAAGCAGCCTATAAGGCTTCTGAAGCTTTGATCGCTTCTTCGGTAGAATTTAAGAATGCTACTGGAGGTTATCGACAGGAAATAATAGATACGGTTGCAAAACTTGAAATAGCAGGAGTAAGTGCAAACACTACGGCTGCAGCCTTTGACGTTTTTACTAAAGTTTTAGGCAAGAAAGGTACAGCAGAGTTAAAGAAATTTGCTAAGGTGGCAGAGACATTAGACGTTCCTCTGAATCAATTCTATTCAGAATTTGTTACGGCTTCAAAACAACTAGCATCTCGCGGACCACAAATGGAAAAGATATTTGTTAACTTGCAAGCTCAAGTTCGAGCTACTGGTGCCTCAATGGATACATTGTTGGGAGTGGCAGAGAAGTTTGACACATTTGAAAGTTCCGCTGATTCTGTTGCAAGGTTAAATGGTATATTAGGTGGGCCATATCTGAACAGTGTTCAGATGGTCATGATGGCCGAGGATGAAAGGATAGAGGCAGTTAGAGCCAGCCTTAAGCAGTCCGGAACAGTGTTTAAAAACTTAGGTCATCATGCGCGAATGAGTATTATGGCTGCAGCAGGAATCACCGATCAGGCAGAAGCGACTAAATTTCTTGGTTCCACCGCATCGGAGTATAAAAAGATACAAAAAGAAGCAGAAATAGCAGCAAAGAAAGAAAAGAATCTAGCTGATATGACAAAGAAAGCAATGACGATGGCGGAGGAACTCAGGCTTGCCTTTATGGGGCTTGTCATAGAAATGAAACCGTTTATTGAATCAGTGACAGATGCTGTAAGCTCATTCACAGG